GTGTACGCAGTGGAGTAAAGACAGAGGCATTATTCAATACGGCTCTACTGAGTCACAGTGTCTCAAGTTAGTTTCAGAGGTTGGCGAGTTATCTGACAACATCGCCAAGGGCAGGGATGTTTACGATGATATAGGCGACTGTCTAGTGGTGCTTAATAACTTAGCGGTTATGCACGGAACAAGCCTAGAGGAATGCCTAGCGTTTGCTTACGAGGATATTAAAGACCGTAAGGGAATGATGCAGCCCAACGGTATTTTTATTAAGGAGACGGATATATGAGCAACAAAGATATACAAATCGGCGGTAGTCATTACAAAGACATGAAGATACAGCCGCTAGATTATATTGTTGAGAACGAAATACCTTATAGGGAGGCGAACGTCATCAAGTACGTTTCTAGGTACAAAGCCAAGAACGGCATAGAAGACTTGCGTAAAGCGCGGCACTATTTAGATTTGTTAATAGAATCTATGGTTGATTAGAAATAGTATTCGCCGCTTTCTATCATGTCGCACAATTCAACTGCGCGGCTACCTACTTGCTCAGACCAACGCGAGTCCATAAATTCAAAAGAAGCCTTAGCGTAATCTTCATTAGCCATTGCTGCTAAGGCTTTCTTGAATGTCAGCAGTCTGGTCATTCCTAGATTAAAACAGATGTCTATCATCGCGTCCCTACGGGCATTATCTAAATCAGAAAACCAATCAAAGTTGCTTTCTAGCTCAGTAATTACCCGCTCAAGGTCATTCATGAGTAAAAAATCTATTTCTTTACTCGTTAAACCCATGCTTTCTAGGTTACGACCTACTCCAATGGTTTTAATCCCAAGGGAATCTTCGTAGACATATTTTTTAACGCCTTCGTGCCGCTTAATCATTTCTATCAGTTTAGCCATAGACTCTTGGATTCTTATATAAAACAGATTCAACAAAAATTGCGACTTCGTTCTCACCTGAGCTTGATTTAGCTTCAAACGTAAAGTCACTCTTTTCATCTATCATAAATGGCACTTGTCGGTCATAACTAACTTGTGAAGTAGCAAACGTAGCTTGTGCGACTTTTAGCTTTCGTCCGTTAGAATTGCAGACAACATTATGGATAGTGATATATTTATTTGGGTTTGCCGTTGCTGAATTTAAGTCAATTCTAAATAGATATAACTTATGGTCAGCAGGGACGGTATAGACACAAGCCTGAGTGATTCCAAGACCTGCGCCTATATACCCATAAGTAACGCCACCACTAGCTATAGTTATATTCCCTACATTATTGCCAGATAAAATCACTGCGCTATTAATACGGAATATGCTTTTAGGGATTGCTACAGGAGTTATGCCAGTTAGCGTAACAACCTGCACTAATTCCCTGTAGTCAGCATCAAGACCGTTTATTAGCACTTGCATAGTATCCGCAGCGCTACTAACAATGGTCATTGCTTTTGGCTCACTAGGAAAAACATAACTCCCACCATTATTCCATAGCGTTTCAAAAGTGCCGCCAACAACAGTGTTAAATCCAAAGATATTAACAGGCGTAGCGCCGACCATGTTTCCACGAGCAATATCAAACAAGAAACTGGAAGTTGGTGAAGGGTTATCCCACTGACTCATCATTCGCCCCTTTTAAATAAGCCTGTGGCATTAAACAAAGTAACCACAGCAGAAACAATATCATGAGCAACAGGCTGAAGCTTATCGAAAGATTCATCAATATCGTCAGCCTTTTCAATAGCCGCTTTAAGCATGATGTCAAAAGCAGCAAGCTTTTCTTTACCTGCGCCATCATCTGGAATGGTCTCCTCGATTAATTTGACAATATCAACGACCATTGTCCAAAGTTTTTTAACCCAGCTTAGATAAGTAAAAATATTCATAGTTTGCACTCCATTGTTAGTAAGATGGCTTCAACGCCATAGATGTTTGGTATTACTTTAACCCAATGCGGATTAACCATTACAGGCTTAACGCCTAGACTACATCCCGACTTTTTCAGATGTTGATAATGTAAGCAGCCAGTTAACGAGAGCAAGAATACCAACAGCAACAGAGTCCACAGTTTGCTCATCCACTGGAATTGCATAGCCGAACGCCTCTGAAGTTTGTAGAGCAGCCCAGATAACACCTGTGAGCGCCGTAGCGGTGATTTGATGGCTTTTCCACTTAGCAGGGTCTGTAACTGCCTTACCTTTTTGAAGTAGCGTGTAGGCGATTTTTAAGCGTTTAATCATATTCTTCATCCTCAAGCAGATTGAAGCAAAGTGATGATTTATAGGTTTCCATCAAGCCAATTATGACTATAGGACTAACGCCAAGTTCGATTTGAGATTCAACCCAATTTCCTAGCTCTTCTAGTGCATTTTCTGTGAGCCTATCATTCCGAACGTCTGGAAAATCAATTGTACTCATCCTATATACCTAATGGCTGCGCCGATTGCCGCTGCTAAGACTAGCCAGACTATTCGCTCGGCTGATTTACCTTTAATGACGCTTTCGGATAATCGGTCTACTTTTTCATCCATCGCGTCTACTTTAGTCTCAATATGCGATTGTCGATTAAAAACAGTAACAAGGCGCTCTTCAACACGAGCCAAAGAAATAATTGCCTCCTGCAATCCATCTATCTTTGATTCTACTCGGCTCAATCGGTCTTCCATTTTCATACCTATAGCGTCAGGTCAGGGACTTTGCGAGATTCCCTGATTTGGTAAACATGACGGATAGCTTCACCGCCTTCTTTGTGAAAAACAATTTGGTGCATAACGCTAGCGGCACCGTACCCTGCACCTGCGTGCCAAGAATCTGGTGGTGCTAATGTGCCAAATGCTTCCACGAAAACGCCGTTATCTGTTTCTAAAGCGTTCTGGTGGTGAATATGACCGACTAACCACTTACGGTAATTAGTTGAAGACCATTGCTCAGGAAGCATCTTAGGTAATATCGCGCCAAGTTTAGCAGCTTTAACTTTATCACCGTGGTGTACCGCTAGCAGGTTATTGCCAAACTGTAGAGTATGGAAAAAACCATGAGGGTCTAAGATAGTAACTCGTGGCTCTTTTGAGTAATAAAACTTTAAGATTAACGCGAGTGCGATTGCAGTATCTGAATCGTGATTACCTCTAGCCATCACGACTACGCAACTCTTATGTTTCGCAAGCAACTTATCTATTGCAAATAGGAACGTCTGAGCGGCTATTTCTAGCACTACCTCAATGCGCGTATCTACGTCTAGTTTCGTTCCTGCAAAAGTCGTACCGCCTGAGCCATTGGCGTGGATAAAATCACCGACATTAACCAATAAGCATTTTTCAGATGGTGGCGCTAAATCAACCAAGTAATCAATCGCATCTAACATATCATTGGAGGCTATCTTGGTATCGTAATCACGAGCCTTAGTTTCTCTTGCATCAGCCCTCATACCAAAATGTGCGTCACCAATTATAATCGTAGGCAGTAGGTCGTCAGCAAACTTCTTTTGCTTTGGCTTTGCCTTTGGTTTGTACTTTGGCAAGTCTTTGGTCAGACCTTCAACAAACGCTTTGATTGCTTCATCGCGTTTTGCTTCAGTCATTGTCCGCTTAGTCTTCAACCAAGCCTTGTTCCCTTCATCGTCAGCCGTGTAGATGCTGCGACCAATAACAATCTCACCTTCAGGAACGTGTCTTCGAGCATCCCAATTGCTTGAGTAACCCGCACTTGCGGCGTAGTTTTTAACCGCACCAATGTGGTCGCGTACAGTAGACGGAGAAATACCCAAGACACCCGCCGCTTTAGCAACAACTTCCCCGCAGTCCTCCCACGCTTTAACTGCTTCGCGTTGGCGTTCTGTCTTGGCGTAATCAAGTAAACTCATTTATTACTCTGAATCTTCTTCTAATCGCGGGTCAACCCAATCAGGGCATAACTCCCATGCGCCATTGACGTAGTTGTACTTGCAAGCAAACCAGTCTTCTGGCTCGGTCACGCCTTCAATTAAAGTTGCGTTACTAGAATTCAAATCACCGATAATAAAATCCAATCCAGTAAAGTCACCAATCTTTATACAATCAGCACTCATTTTGATCTGTTTATCATCTGCTAATAAATATTTTGAGC